TACTATTTAATTTATATTCATTAGTTAATGGTTTAACTCTAATTACAACATCACCTTCTTCTAAATTAACAGGTAAGAGTGAACCAGTATTAAATACTTGGTCATCCCAACCTACTACTATTTTAGGCTGATATATTGTATTAGTTTCTTTTCCAAAAAACTTTAGTATTCCATAATCATTAGTATCATCTTCAAATTCATTAGTATGTTTGAGTATAAATCCTTCATTCGGTAAACTCCCACTCAACCAACTAACAACTGCATTTTTTACATCAATACCCAAGTCTGCACTTTGATAATTAAATGATTGAGAAGCTGCGGAGGCGGTATACCAAGTACCACCAGTTCCATCATTTGGATTACTATCACTTCCACTCGCTAATCCATTTAACAACCAGTCAATTTTACTCTCACCTTCTCTGTAATTCCAAGTTGCGCCAGTTGTTGAAATATTATCAAATCTAGTACCGTTACCCATCTCCCAACTACCAGATATTGGATGTGCTAGGATTGTATATCGTAGTGGTATTTCCTGACTCTCAGTTTCTCTCAACAATAGTTTAACACTATCTAAAACAACTTGATTAGTATCTACCAAATTAGATAATACATCTAAATCAAATTTTATCAATGCTCTAGATACATCTTTTATGTTGCCATAATAAACTTTACTAATATCTAATATCTCATCTAATCCTGTATTTTGATTAGGTTGTTGTAAGTATATACTAGCATCTTTTGATGCAGTTATGAAATAATATGCCATTATCTTGCTCTTCCTTTAATGTCTGAATTTGGAAACTTAATTTCAAAAACACAAGGGTCTAAAGATGGATATATTATCTTATCTTTTGTAGCCGCACCAATATTGTATGAATTTGGAGAATACTGTCCCTTACATTTATTTGATATGCTTAATTTAGGAACAGATGATACACCCTCTACATTTGCTATAACTAATTCTAATTCACTAAGGTTAATAGTTTGATTAAAACTCCAATTATCTATTTGGAAAAAGTTTCTAACTTCGTTTATACACGCAGTCACTACTTCACTTTTATTATAATTTTCTAAGGTAATCACTTCAAACTCAACACCAATATTAACAATAAACCCATCCAAAATATTAACACCATCCGTTAACATTCGGTATTCATTTAGATATGTTTTAAGGTTTTGCTTTATCGCTTTGTTTATTGGAGTTAAATTTCCATTTTGATTATAACCCAAAAGATACAAGTTAATTGCAAACGGATTATTCGTCTCATTTACATTATCAACTTTTCCAATTAAAAAGTTTTTAATTTGTTCTTTCACTTCACCTTCAGTTGGTTCTGCATTATCAGCTCTTTCTACAAAATCCATTACTATATCAGTAAATTGTTGTAGAGCATTTGGTGAAGCTAAAATTGAAGATGGTGAGTTATTATCCAATGTACCATCTGCACTAGCATACGCTTTTGCAATTCCTCCATATTTAGAAGGAAGAGATAATGCTCTAACTTGATAATCCTTTGATGTAACTGCTCTGTTTTGTGAACCAAAGTTTGCTAAAGCATTTTGTCGGATTTCTTCTAATGTTTCAGTACCTCTTCCACCTACCGCAGGAACTTCATTATCAACCGCTAATGAGTTTTTAACTCTATTATATACTACTCTTTGACTAGGAGTCAATGTTAACAAATCCTCCTCAAATTGTACTCCAGTTATTCTAGTCAATAATCCTTGTGATACATTAGTTTGAACGCCTCCTCCAACTAAATATCTTACAATGATTGTTGTATTGGATGGTGATGTACCATAAGTTTTTGTTTTTAAGAAGTTTGTTGGATCAAATGACTCTTCTAATCTACTAATAGAATTTGGTAAACCCAAACCAACATTTTTAAGGTTTGGAATTAATTGTTCATCTGATGAAGAAGGATCACCTGCCCCAAATTGAATAGTCGTTGTTCTATCCTCATTTACTTTAAGTGTAAATCTTCTAGAAGTTTTTAAAGTTTTCAATAGATACGGTACGGTATTTCGGAATTGATAAAGGTCTGTGCTATTTGATATTGTATTGCTTTCATTTATAAAAACCATTTCCTGTCCCAAATATGGAACTTCATAATATTTAGCTCCGTTACTATCTCTGACATCCAAAATTTGAATAACATTTGTTTCAGGCAAATCAATAGTTCTAAATGGTTGATATGTTCCAAATGTAAATTGCCGTTCAGCTATCGTAGATGAAATTGCTTGAATTTGCTTTTTTACTAAATAAAAATTAGGTTCTCCTGTATTAACATCTCTACTATAAACTGTTATTTCTCTTTCAAATGGGTCTCCAAAATCAACAATATCAGTTGTTCTAAACTGCGTTGCATTATTTGTAGACTCAACTTCCATCCCTTCTCTTATTCTTAAATAAAATCTAGTATCTGGTTCATTGTTAACTCCAGATCCAATAGAAGGAACTAATTGATACAATGATAATGTAGTTATCGCAGGGGATGTTACCTTTGGTTTATATCCTAAAAATTGAGCTAATGCAATAACACTTCTATCATCTTCAGCAAATGGAAGTAAAGACTCTTTTAATGTATCATCTACATAGTATGAAAGTACATCACCAATATAGGAAGATAGTTCCATAAACATCATTCCAGGAGATGTTTCATTGAAATCGTTGTAGGTTTTTGGAAAATATGTTTTAGAAAACTCTATTAAATTTTCTCTAAACCCAGCAAAATCTGTATTTAGATATTTAATATCCTTTCCTTTATTCCTAAAATTTTTATTTACTGTGTTATTAGTTGCCATTTATTTTTATTCTTCTACATTAAAAGTAACATTCTCTAATGCTGGGTTTCCATTTATTCTAAATGTAATTGAAACTTCTAATGAGTTTCTATCTTTTAGTTCATTACTTTGTTCTATTATTATAGTATCTATAACAACATAAGGTAACCAAGTTTGTAAAGATTGTACAATAGTATTTTCAATTCTATCTTCCAAATCTTCATCGTTTTGTTCAAATAATAATTCAGTTAATCCACTACCTAAAAAAGGTTGCATCACTCTTTCTCTTCGCTTTGTCAAAAGTAATGATTTAATATTAGTTCTAACTTGATCAATTGTTTGAAATGATTGATTAAAGGCAGTATTAGTTATTTGCAATGGTAATGTAATACCAATGGCAGTATCATTGAATTGTTCTAAATCTTTAACTAGTTTTCTACCTAATACTACCGCCATAATTAAAATCTTTTTACCAACTCGCTATAATTTCTGTTTAGAGCTTTGTCTAACGCATCATTTCCAGTCTTAACTCCCAAACCTCCACCTGTATTCATATCACCATAACCCATTTTAGATGCCATTTGAGAACGAACACTATTCATATCCATTCCATTAGTTGGAGTAGGTATTGAAGCATTCATAGTAGGCCACTCTTCGTATCCATCATTAGATACTCCTGCATAAGAAGTAGCTCTAGTTTCGTTTAGTATTTGGTTTAATACTGGATTTTTAGTGTATTGAACACTATCTATCTTATTTACTTTAGTTTCTCCCAATATCGCTTTTGCAATAGATGGAGTTTTCTTTATTGTAGTTGCTGGTTTTTCTTTTACAGTTTCAACCATTCCCTTCTTTTGGTTAACGCCAACAACTTCAGCTACAATTTTAGGTAATTGTTTTTTAACTTCAGCTTCAACCAAAATTTGAATAGCTTTTAATAATTTATCAGTATCCATTTTTTTATAGTTTATACCAATATAAATATACAAATGTAATATTTTGGATTTTTTAGTTATTATAACCCATACGCAAATATTCCAGCTTCTTCAGCTCTTCTTCTAATCAGACCACTATATACCTCAACTTTTTTCGTCACTGTGTTCGTACCCGATATCGGTCCGTTTAATATACCATTTGCAGCTGCAATATAATTTTTAGATTTAATTGCGATAGGAATACTTGGATAAGGAGCGAAACTTCCACAATTGTAAACAAAAGATACTAACCCTGCTCTTTGTCTATCATTTAACGCGTTCCAATCTTCTTCTGTTATTTGAGATGCGGCGGTTCCAACTACTTTATCTTTATATGTAGTTCTTATTTGAAGTTCTAATACTTTAAGAGCTGCTTCTCTAGTTGTCTTATCGCCATTAGCAGGTTTTTCTTCTCTCGTTCGTTCATAATAGGCTTTATCAGGTCGGACATCTCTGAGGTTTCCATCACTTCCAAGAATTTTATTAGTACCAAATCCAAGTCTATAAGCGTTTACATCCCAACTTGCGCTATCAGTGAAACCTTCTTTTTTAGAAATATATTGAGTTGCAATTACAGCCCAATCTTTACTCATATCAACACCACTAATTGTAAGACCATCTGCAAAATTTAATGTTTTTAAAAATTGTTCTCTAGTAGATCCTATACTATCTCCAACTGTAATTAGAGGTCCTCCTGATAAAACTGATAATTTTCCAAATGAAACACTTGCTCCATATCCTTCACCCGAATATACATTGTTTGTATTATATGTAGGAGGTGGTTTTGGCACAAAAAATACAGGTTTAAGTGGAGCAGTTGTTCCACCAATATCTTCTGATATTTCTTCGGTTCCGTCCAAAGTAGTACCAGTAGTAGCTGCAGTTGTTGCATCGGTAGTAGCAGCGGTAGTAGAACTAACATTTGTCAAATCGTTATAAACTAAACTAGCTGGTAGTGTAGCAGTAGTTACAATCTTTGATGTAACCAAATCAGCAACACCATCACTAAATCCACCTGCATCTTCATCCACTTTATATCCCTCATTAGCACCTTTATTCTCATTAAATTGTCTATTTACTTCTGGATCAGTTTCTAACTGAATACTCCCGTCATCAGGTTTTGCTAAAATCTCATTCAGTATTATTCTATCTCTAATTGCAGCTTTTGTGTATGTTGTTGGAGCTACTGTATATCCAGTCCAATTTACAATACCTGGAGCAGCAGATGGAAGTGGTGGAAATATAGATAATGTATTTACAATTCCAGAAATGGTTGTTAAATGAGTTGTTGCATTTCTTATAAACTCATCTACAATTAATGCGGTAACATCGGTTGGATTTATTGCTGCCATTTTAAATATTTTTATTATAGTTGTACATAACCTGCAACATATTTTGTGTATGCTAGATTATAAGATACTGAATTTTTATAATTACCGTCAATACTTGTCAATTTACCATCTTTCAATTCATACACCATACCAATATGATCAAATGTTGCGTTATCCGTAGAATACATAACAGCATCTCCCGCTTTAGGAATAAAATTAGGATTTGCTCCATTTCGCTTGTCTACCCATCTTCCAGTTTTTACTGCCCATTGTTGCCAACTAACACAATGTTTAGGATTTACAAGATACGCAGGATCATTTGGATCAGTAGCAAATGGAAATCCTGCTTCATACCACCAAGTAAATACAGCTGAAGCGCACCAAGGAAACTCAGTCCATTCTGACCTAGCAGCAGTTCTTTGTATTTGTAATAGTCTAGGATGACCAGTGTTACTTGAGTCAGGTATTTCTATTACCCCATCTTTAATATCAGTTAGTGCAATTGCAACTGCTTTTTCTGCTACAGATGCACCTGCAGGGAAATATGGTGTAGATTGTTGATACACTCCCGGAGGATACCCATTATTTTGAGTACTTCTAGGAGGTGGTTTTGGTACAAAAAATACAGGTTTAAGTGGAGCAGTTGTTCCACCAATATCTTCTGATATTTCTTCAGTTCCATCTAAAGTAGTACCAGTAGTAGCTGCAGTTGTTGCATCGGTAGCAACGGTAACCTCGTTACCATTAATATCAACCGTCTTAGTATCAGTAGTAATAATTGGAAAAGGAACTGGTATATCTACCCTATAATTTTCATTATTTTCAACTATTCCAGTAAACTTACTTATTGTATCTTCTCTTGCTTCTAATATGTCAGTTGGAATTGTGGTTACTTCAGTTTCGTATTTATTAATTTCGGTTTGTAATCTATTTTGGTAGTCTAATTTTTCTTCAGGAGTTAATTGAAATGCAGTTGATGGAATAACAGATACAGGTGCCCAAGTTCCAGGATTGATTACAATATTTCTAATAACTCCTATGTTTTGAGTGGCTCCTATTGCAGGAATTTCCGGAATATCCGGTCTCATAGTTGCACCAGCCCAATACGCTACAACTCCCTTTCCCATTTCTCCAACTAAATCGTAGGGTTCGGTTGATGATAAACCTTTCTGTAATGCGGATTTGAATATTTGTTCCATAATCTCAACATTTCCGCTTTCTATTGGAATTCCGTTAACAGTATCACCACCTCGCTTAACCGCATCATCATATTCAGTTGCATAAGTTTTAGCCACAATATCTATATCATTTATAGATTGTGGATTATTTGCTACTCTTAAAACATTTTGTTTAAATATTTCCCAAGACATATTAATTAGTTTTTATTTTTTTACAATAAAATTATCCAGTTGGTAAAGTTGGAGCAGCTGGTACTTTTGGAGGTTGAAACTTTGGAACACCAGGTATTTTTTTAGGTTCAAATTTTGGAACATCTGGTAATTTTTTAGGCTCATATTTTGGAACAGGAGCTAATTTAGGAGGAGCTTGTTTTTTCTTTTTTAATCTATCTTTTAATGCTTTTAATTTTTCAGCAGCTGCTTTTGCTTTTTCTAATTTTTCTTTAAGTAAAGCGGCGGCGGCTGCAGCTGCAGCTTCTGCTTGAGCAGCCGCATTTTCTGCCACATTTCCAATTTGATTTCCAATTTGACTTGTATTATATTCCGGATTTGCGTTTGACATTATGATGTTTGATTTAGTTTACTTAATATATCATTTAATCTAGATTTTATTGCTCCAAAATCTGCAATATTAACAGGACCTTCTGCAGTTGGACCGGATGGGGTTAGGAATGTTTGTGCTACGATAGCATCTATTAGTTGTGATAAAATATCTACCAATTGTTGTCCTTTAACCATTGGTTCCGGTTCTATATTACCCAAAAATATAGAACCATTTCCAGTATACATTACTATATCTCTATCGTTTGTCACAATGTTTATGTTATCATTAACACTAACATTAATTCCCAACTTATTATCAATTGACATTCCCCCATCGGAAATAAATCCATAATTCTTTTTTGAATAAAATATCATTTCAGCATTTTTTGCAGAAAAGATTAATCTACCAGAATTAATAAGTATTTGATCTCCAATTAGCTTTGATGGAAAGTCAGTAAATGACTCTGGTCTAGTTTCAAAATCCGAACTTCCATTATCACTAACAGTTCCAGGTTGAAACGGTAGTTGATATTGATTAGAACTTAAAACTATAACACTACCATCTCTATTAATATCTTCTTCGGTTGTAATAGAATTACCCAATTTTCTACTTCTTGCACTTTCTCCATTTCTTAAAATTAAAGTAGGTGAAAGAGTATTTGTGCTATTATTATAACCACTAAATCTAATTGATTGTCCAAACCGACTTTCAATTAATGTATCACCTTCATACAATTTTAATTTATGTAATCCAACTTGTGGTTGATAATATTTACCAAACCCATCAAATATTCTGTTTAAATCAAAATTTGTAGTTGTAATTCCAGTTGCAGAAGTTTCTTGATAATCTTTTACATTTTGTTGTTCATCCTTAACAGGTCCAAATCTTCTTCTAATTAGATCACCAGTGTTTCCAGAACTAGATGGATTTGTATCATTTACTTTTCTTCTATAACCAAATTCCTTTTCAGAAATTTCATAAATTTCTACTTCTTCATTTCTAACAGGTAAAGATTTGTAATTTTTATCTATTGGCCATGCCATTGGTAATTTATCTGTAGATGTTGTTACATTATCTTTAGTTCTATATAGTATACATCCTACAACTAATGAACCATATCCATTGTTTTTGGCGTATGGATGGGTTTCATCTAAAATTACATCATAAACAGTCCCTATTTTTTTTTGAGATATTCTACTATCTTGTATTCCTAAATTATTTGATGCCGTTGCTCTTCCTGATGATAAACCCATA